CCGTAGAACCGCTCCAAGGCCACCACGGACGGCGGCTTGTCCGGGGCCTCCTCGCCTTCCCCTGTGTCGGCGTCCCAGTCGGTATACAACCCGCCTGCGGTGATGGTCCGGGCGATGACCTGCACGGACACCCACGCCCACGGGACCGCGATGTAGCAATCGTACAGCTCCTGCAGCAGCGTCGCCCGGTCACTGCCGGTGGACGCCCCGATGGCCTGGATGTGCTCGTCGATGCCGCCCTGCGTGATGCCGGGCACGAACCCGGCCCGGCCCGGCAGGGCACGCTGCGGGCCGCCGTCGGATGACAGGGCGGCGCGTGCCGCGGCCTTCGCCGCCTTCTTCGCCTCGCCGATGCGGAACGCGGACGGCAGCCAGCCGGGGAACGCCATGCGACCTCCCGGCTCAGGTCCTGGTCAGGCCCACGGGGGCCGCTGAGTCGCACCCTGCCGCGGGTCACGCTCGGCCTCTTCTCCGCCGCCGGGGCGCCAGGCGAACGGGCCGCGGGACTCCAGGGCCTCCACGTCCGCGAACGGGTCTTTCTCCGGCGGGGGAACATCGGGCCACGACGGGCCGCCGCCGAGGTTCAGGAGCAGATACCGGCCGGCGTCCATCGCGTGATCCTTGGCGGCCGGGTCGGCGTCCTCGACGTTACCCTTCTTGGCGTAGGGCAGGTTCTCCAGCTCATGGATCAGCTTCGGGCAGGTGCGGAAGATGTGCACCTTCGGGCACGTGGCCCAGCCCAGCGCCCGGTGATGGGGGCAGGCGGGCGCCTCGGCGAGGTAGGTGTGCCACCGCTGCCAGCCCGCGACCCGCGAACCAGGACCCTTGCCCGCCGCGGTGATGGGGCAGCCGTTCTCGGCGTACACGTCGGCGATCGGCTTGGCGTCGCCGCGGGTCGCCCACATGGCGTCGTCCGCCCACCGGGCGAGGACCCGCTCATCGTCAGCCTCGGCTTCGAGGATGCGCCTCGCCTGCTCGGCCTCGCCGACCTGGGTTTCGTAGATCTCGCGGTAAACCCACAGGCGCCGGTCCTCGTCCTCGGCGCCCCACAGTACTGCCCAGGGGTTGGCGAAGCCCCAGTCGATGCCGTTGTACCGCTTCCACGCCGCGGGCAGCGTGACCGGCTCGATGGTGTGGCGGTCCCAGCGGTACTGCCGGAATATCTGCCCGCTGAACTGCCCCCAGTCGCCGTCGCGCATGGCGGCACGGCGCGCGGGGTCGGGAATGGCATCAAGACGGCGGTAATACGCCGCGTCCAGGAACGGGTTATCCGTCGCCCTCGCCGGGATGAAGCGTACGGTGAGGCCGTTCTCGGTCAGGAAGACCTTACGGCCCTTCTCGGTCGGTTCTATGTACCGTTCGCGGACTTCCCCGTGAGAAGGACCGCCAGGATTAGATGTCGACCGGATGCCGATGACCGGAACGCCGTGAGCCGAGCGGAGCCGCTCCAGGGCGATCACGTCCACGATCCCCGGCGCGAGGAGCGTCCGCTCGTCGACGAACACGAGTTGGTAGGCGCCCCCCTGGCGGCGGGAGGCGTCATCGGCGTTCTCCATGTAGCGCAGGCGGATCACGCTGGAATTCGGGAAGGTGATTTCCTTCTCTGTCTTATTCCAGTGGCCGCTCAGCGCGGCACCCCAGCCGAACCGCTGGAACTCCGGGTAAATGGATTCCGCAAGCTCATCATAAGACCGGCGCACGATGAGGACCCGGATACCGGGATGCTTAATACATGCCCTCAGTGCTTCGGCGCAAATGGCGGCCGTGTTGTGCGTGACGATGTAGTCATCGGTCACGTACAGGTGGTTCAGGTTGTCGACCTGGATGCACCGGCTGTTGTCGACCTCGGTTGACTCGACCGAGACGACGCGGTGCCAGGGCTCAATGTCCCCGCCGTTGTACTGCATGACCCGCTCGCGCTTGCGGGCCAGGTGGAACAGGCGGTCCATGTGCCTGCCCTGGACGTACAGCATGTAGGCGAGCCGGCCCTGCCTGCGTTCGCCGTTGTGGGTGTACGTTGGGTTCCTGGTCGTCAGGGTCGCCCGGTAGCCGAGTGACCGGAGGACTTCCTGGGTGTCCTTAGCGAGTTGTTCAGAGACCGTGGTGAAGCTGACGTGGCCGCGCTTGTCCATGGAGCCGTCAGTGTCGAACAAGCCCTGGATGAAGGCGAAGCGGTCGGCCGCCGGGGCCAGTTTGATACGGGGCGGGATGAACTTCTCCCAGGAGTGCTGCGCGGCGAGGCCATCGCGGTGCAGAAGGTCGCACGCCGAGGCTCCGGCATGGTCTGCGTGCACCGCCAGGAGTGATCCGCCAGCTTTAAGCGTCTCGTCAAGGCGGCCGGTCATCTTCGCGGTCGCCCTGCGGGTGCCGCGCCTCAGGGCACCTAGCCACTCCGGGCTGATGCCTGACCGGGCGCACAATTCATCGATTACATGCCCGCGAGCCGTCTTAGGGCACCCGCGTCCCGTGAGCGGCGCGGGCGGAGGATAGTCCGGTGACCGCCAGGCGGGGTCATCGATCAGGCGGTCCAACTCGGCGCGGAACGCTGCCGCCGCCTCCTCGTCGGTAATGGCGTTACGGCGGACGATCGCATAGACCGGGGCCTTGCCGTCATATTTCCGGACGACCAGATCAAGATGCTCTGGCAGTTCCGCAGCGATCCGCGCGAACACTTCCTCATCGATGCCCGTGATGGTCGTCGTGTCATCGCGAAGGCATCCATCACCGATGAGCGCACCGAGAATGTATGGGCTGAAGAACTCCCAGCGACCGGGCGCGCCTGTCATCGAAACAGGCATCGTTATCGGCAGCAGGACATAGCGCGGGCGGTTCCTGGCAGCCTTGTCGGCATCCGCGCGCTGCACGAGTTCGCGCAACTGAACGGTGTTCACGAGTTTGCAGCGCGACTGGACTCGCAGGTTCCATTCATCCTCGGGCCTGAGCCCCTCCGGGATGAACGGGACATCCTTCTTCCGGCGCTTGCGCTGTGCCGAGATCGCCACGACCCAGAGGTGATCCTCGTCAGCCTCGACCGAGGAGCCGTCCGCGAGCGTCACCCGGTAGAACTGCTTCAGCCCGTTGTCGAAGACGCCTATGACAGTGGCCGTAGTCCCGTCCGGGTTGCACACCGTGTCGCCACGCTGGATGTCCCCGATGAGCTTGAAGCCTTTCGGGGTGAGCACCTTCGTTTCCATATCAGAATTATACGAAGATGCAGCACGGTCAGGGCAGCGCCCACCCTTCCCGCCGCCGGCCGCGCCGCCATACAAGACGTCATCCTCGGTGGCGGAATGGAACAGTTCCTGCGGGCATTTCCCGCACGGCTCGGGGAGTACCTCGCCGCCGCGCTCGCGGGCCTCGTGACGGGGCAGGCAGATCGGCTCATATCCGAGCACCTCGAAGGCGTCGATGTTCTTCAGGCGCTCGGTCTCGCGCCGCTGTTTCTCTGCCTGGAGCCGCTTGAGGTAGGCGATCCGGTCAGGCGCGGCCTCGATGAGCGGGACCGAGGTCGCCAAGCTCCGCCTCCAGGCGCGTTATCTCCTGCTCGATCATGTCGGAGGTGACCACCTCGACACGGGACCGGGCCGGGGCGTCGTAGCCGGTGATCTTCGCCCGCCGCTCGAGGAGCCCGCGTATCTCCCGGATCGCGGCGAGAGCCGGGCCGTCGTCCAGGACGTCCTCATAAAGCGGGATGGGCGCCCCGTCGCCGTCGCGGAGGATCTCCCCGCTGTCGTCCCGCTGCCAGCCGGCCTGCTTGCCGACGACGCGGCCCTGGGAGACGGTGACGTGGTCGCGGAGCATGATCTCCCACGCCTTCTCGATGAGCCGGTCGATCCGTTCCAGGTCGAGTCGCTTGGCGTGCTCGGCGGCCTCGGTCGGGATCTCGGCGTAGGCGCGCATCACGGCGTCGTGGGCGTGGCCCCGGGAGGCGAACCCGAGCCCGGCGGCGATCCGGTCAAATGACCAGCCCTGGCCGCGGAGTTCCGCTGCTTTGTGGTCGCGCCTGCGGGAGTCTGCTGTGCGGGTGAAGCGGCCCTTGCCGTCTTTGGTTCGCGTGGCCATGTTGTTCGTCCGGGGGGGCATGGGGTCACCGTCCCGGGGTGGGTTCGCGTGGGCCTGGTATCCGGGCTTGACGGGTGCTTAGCACCTCGGTAGATTGGTGCTTAGCACCTGATGAGAGGACACGTAATGAACGCCACCGCATGGGCCACCACCGCCAGTAACACCCTCGGCGCCGACCCTGGCATCACCGTCAATGACGGCAACGGCACCGACCTTGCAGTCATCGACGACGACCCCGGCGAGGGGGAACACGGCGACCTGGACACCGCCAGCGCGGACTTCATCCTTGAGTGCCACGGCTGGGTCCGGCTCGGCGAGTGGACCCGCAGCGGAGGCCAGTGGGCGGCAGAGGTCGACCACGCCTGATGCCCAACCAGCACAAGAACCCGCTCCTCGGCTGGAACCCGTCATCAGCCGAGGATGCGGCATGGGTACGGGCCGAGGCTGAGCGGCGAGGAGGCCGGGCGAAGGGCGCTCTCACGCGACTGCTAGACGAAGCGCTAGCCGACCTGCGAGCCAAGCATGACCGCCCCGCTCCCGTCGCTGCCGGGGATGAACGGCCTTGAGGGCTGCTGCCTCGGCACGGGCTTCGGCGATGGCCGGGCGGGCCTCCTTGCCGAGGTGCATCCGGCATCTGTCCGATCCTGTCACGGCTGAGCCGTGACAGGTGCCCCGTCCGCCTTTACGCGGCTTGACGCACTCGTAACGCTGATGGTGATCGCACCAGCGGCCAGAGGGCTGCATGGGGGTCACCTGTTCCCGGTCGGCCGCATGGGGTCACCGTCCCGGGGCGGGTTCGGCTCGATGGTGCGCTGGCAGGTCTTGCGTGGTGGTTATACGCCCGCTAGAGTGGTGGTTATACAGAACGGCACGGGGAGATGAGATGACCACCTACTGGCACGTGGCTCACGACAGCTACCGCGAGGGCCTGCCGCTCATCTCCCGTGACCGCCAGGACTACTACGGCATCCAGACCCCCTGGAAATGGGACGCCGACGAGGGGCTCGACTCCGCCGTCATCTGCCTGTTCCCCGACACCCCGCAAGGCCGTCAGGAAGCCGACTGGCTCTGGTTCGACAACCAGCCCTACGCCCTGCTGCGCGTCGAGATCGACGAAGACGAGTACGTCATGACCGAGGTCGAGGAAGGCTACCCGGCCGTGCACGGCGAGATCACCGCCCGCGACATCACCGTCGTGCGGCGCGGCTACGCCGAGGGCTTCATCGGCGAAGACGGGGTGAGCGCTTGATGTCCGGCAAGCGCCATGGAGTCCACAAGACGGACCAGACCGCGTTCCGGTTCCCCCCGGAACTGCTGGCGCGCCTCAAGGACGAGGCGAAACGCCACGGGCACACTATGACGGAAATCGTGGTACGCGGGACCGAGACTGAGCTTGGCCGGCTCGACGGTATAACCACCGCGCACGAGCCTGTATCACCACCGGAACCGCCCGCTCCCGTCGCTGCCGGGGATGAGCAGCCGCAGCCAGCCCGCAGGCACGCACCAACCTGCAAATGCCTGAACGGAGGAGACCGGTGAGGTTCCTGACCCGGGACGAAGCAGCAGGGGAACTGGAGCGGCTCGGCGTCTCGCCGCAGGAAGCCGAGATCACCCTCACGCTCGCCGAGGACGACCCCAGCCACCGCGAGGAGGTCGGCGGGGTCGTCGTGACCTGCTACCCGGCGGCCGAGTACGGGACCGCCGCTGACCGGTTCCAGGTGCTCGCGCTGTGAACGCCGGGCAGGCCGCCGCCGTCACGCGCCCGCCCTGTGACCCGGACACGGGACGCTGGGGACACTGCACCCAGACCATCGGATACGAGGACGGGCGGATCGTCAGCGTGCACGAGGACTGCCCGCTGCACGGGGAACCCCGCAGGAACGGAGGAGAGAGATGAGCGACCTGGATGAGCTGCCAGCCCGCCTGACCGAGCTGCGGCAGCTTATCACCGAGGCGCACTCGGCGATCGCCGACATGGACCGCCTGCTGCGCCAGCTGCGGGAGCAGTCCGCCGGCGCGGCTGCGCAGATGCGCAAGGACACCGAGCGGACGGCGGATGAGCTGCTCGCCGAACTGACCCGGCATCTCCAGGCCCAGCAGAACCAGGCAGCCGCCGACCTGAACAAGGCCGTCAACCGTGCCCGCCACCTCATCATCAAGAGC